AACTTGTCAGAGCAGGGTACAATGCAAAGCCAGCCGAAAAGGATGTCTATGCAGGAATACAAAAGGTTAAAAGCCAACCTCTGACAATAACACCTGAATCAACCAATCTTATAAAAGAGATTAGGTCTTACAAGTGGAAAACAGATAAGGATGGTAAAGTGCATCCTGATGAGAGTCCGGTTAAGATGTGGGACCACGGTTGTGATGCTATGCGATATGCGATATTTACAAAACTAAACAAGCCAAGATTTGAGGTCTTAGCTTGGTAAAGATATAAAATGGGCAAGATACAAGATGCGTGGAATGTGTTGAGAGGTAAGGCTCTACCCCTAATGAATATAGGGCAGCCTTTTGCTTCTTACACAATGATGGGTGGAACCTATGTAGGTATTGCCGACAACAGAAAGAATTACATCACAGATGGATATCAGGTTAATGATATCATTTACACAGCAGTTACATTAATTACAGATAAGGTAAAACTCCCTGAGTGGGCAGCTTACAAGATTGTTGATGAGGCAGCTTTTAAGTCTTACCAGGGTTTAATGAGAAAGAAGGATATCAGCACACAAGACTTCAAGAAAGCTGTTAAATACAGAAAGAAAGCCTTAGAGCCTATTTATGTTGACAGACTATCTGAGCTTCTTAAATATCCTAATGACTATGAGACATTCCAAGATTTAGTAGCCAATTCAAGCGGATGGAAACTAATCACAGGAGGTAGAACTATTTGGTCTCAGATGTTGGATATGGGTGCTAATGCTGGAAAGCCTTTCCAATTACATAACCTACCCTATCAGGAGGTTTCAATCATTGCGACTACAAATCAATTCCCTATAGTTGAGCAAGCCTATGTAATGACCAACCTTGCAGAGGCTTATTTCCCTAAGAGTCAGGTTTTACACGATAAGTACCAAAACTATGATTGGGATGTAAATGGTGCGCATCTTTATGGGATGAGTCCTTTAAAGTCCGCATTAAGAAGATTAAGCCGATCTAACTCAGCAATCAAGGCATCAGCCGCTATGTTAGAAAATCAAGGTGTCAAGGGTGTACTTTATATGGATGACCCAAGAGTGTTATCTAATGGTATTGATCCTTTAGACACAAGAAAGCAAGTAGAAGCAGTAAAGCAGAAACTTGTCGGCAAAGGTGAGTGGGTAGGTTCAGACAATTGGGGTAGAATAGGAGTGAGTGGTTATAAGTTAGGATGGCAGTCTGTAGGACTTAGCCCTGTTGACTTATCAATCATTGAGTCAGAGAAGTGGGACCTAAAGAGATTTGGGGCTGTTTATGGTGTTCCAAGTCAATTAATGGGTGATTCTGATACTTCTACTTATAACAATGTCAGAGAGGCTGAAAAAGCCCTTACAGCTCGCTGTGCAATCCCTCAGTTGGTTTCCTTTAAAAATCACTTTAACCGTAAGCTCCAAACAGATTGGGGTTATAAGGGACAGAATATATATGTTGACTTTGATCATACTGTATTTACTGAATTACAAGAGGATGTTAAGGAAAAATCAACTTGGATTAATCAATTAAGAGCTTTAAGTCCTAATGAACAAAGAATGCACTTAGGTCTTGAAAGAATAGACAACCCTCTATTTGATGAGCCTTGGATCACTACTCAGGATGGTATGCCATTAAGTGAGTATGATGTCAAGGAAGATGAGATGGAAAAGGAATTAGAAGATGAAAGTCCTGATAGTGAGGAAATGGATGAGGAGGTAGATGATTGAGGATATAATAAAGCAGACTTATCCAATAACTAAAAAGGAAAAGTGCTGTGCAATGTTAAAAGCCAAAATGGAAGCCAAAAGACAGGCTTTAAGAGATAGGTTAAATGACCAACAACGAAAGGATAGAATATGCAAAGAAGTTCCACAGGACCAACCGGAAATTTGGCAGCCAATTCTTCCCTAAGGTTAAAAAGTCATTAGATAAGGTTGTTAGTTCTTTGATAGGTACTATAAAGAGAAAAGGAGCAAGGCAAGCACTTGTGGAGCTTCGTACTAAGTTATGGAGTGATGATTTAAATAAGCCAATAGCAGACATCTACAAAAAAGTGGGTGTTTACTATGCCAATGAAACCTACAAACAGATTAGGCGAGAAATTGCCCAAAAGGGATTAGGTAGAGATGAGGCTTGGATTAAGTTTATACAAGATGAGCTGCAAAAGACCTTACTTCAGTATGCAGTAGTAAAAACCTCTGAGACACTTAGAAATCATTTAATCTTAGTCTTACAGTCAGCTATATCAAAAGAGTTGACTATAGATGAAATTGTTAAATTGTTTGAGACATCAGGGTTTACTGCAATGCAAGCTGAGAGAATAATCAGAACTGAGGTAGGTAGAGCAGCCAACACAGGTGTAAAAGCGGCAGCAGAGGGCTTTAATTACGAAATGGTCAAAGAGTGGATAGCTTTTAGAGATTCACGGACCAGAGGTTTTAAACCTGAGCAACCTAAAGACCACTACCATATGGATGGGCAAGTAGTTGACTTTTATGACAACTTCACAGACCCTAGAAGTGGTGAACAGATTGAATACCCATTGGCTCCTGGAGGATCAGCAGCAATGGTGATTAATTGTAGGTGTAGTTATATAGTAGTACCTAAAAGAGACAGCAGAGGACAACTAATCAGAACATAATTTGGGAGGTGATTAGGTGGCAATAGCCAATACTGCGACAATGAAACAAGAACCAGACCTAACCCTCCCTAAATGAAAGAAACTATGAAAAGATATTTCGAGCAAAAACTGATAACAGACTCTGTAAGAGATGTATCAGAAACTTCAAGGAAAGTAAAAGTAGCCATCAGTCAGATGGGTTCTAAGGACTTTGACAATGATGTCATTGACCACGGGGCTTACAACAAGACTATGGCTGAAAGAGGTCCTAAGGGTGCTAATCTTATTTGGCACTTAACAGACCACAATCCAAGCCTAAAGTCAGCCATTGGTAAATTCTCTGAGTTGTATGTTGAGGATAACTATTTAGTAGGAATTACTGATGTACCTAACACAACTTGGGGCAATGATGTTTTAGAGTTTTACAAGTCAGGTCATATCAACCAGCACTCTGTAGGTTTTAGAACAATTAAAGCTGAAGCACAACAGAAAGGTCAAGCAGAGGAGTATAATCTTATTAAAGAGATTCTTTTGTTTGAAGGTTCTGCTGTACTATGGGGAGCAAACCCAAACACACCAACTCTAACAGTAGGCAAAGGCCTAACTAAGGAGGAAATCACAGACCAACACGAAAAGCTAAGCAAAGAGCTAGGTCTTTTAATTAAGAGTCTCAAAGATGGTAGATTTACTGATGAGGCTTTTGAATTTATTGAGATTCGCTTTGCACAAGTAAACGAAGCAATTAAGTCACTTTTATCTACTGAGGCCACTCCTATTGTAGAGCAACCCGCAGAAGCAGTTGCAGAAACTAAGGAGCCGGTTATTGATGTAAGTGACCTTAAGCATACATTGAACAATTTTATTTACAAACTAAATTCCTAAAAAGTGGAAGAATTAAAATCAATCGAGGCCTCAGTAAAATCTGCTACTGAGTCTGTTGAAAAAATGAAAGCGGCTAATGAAGCTGCTATTGCAGATGTTAAAACACAAGTAGCTGAAGTAAAGGCTGCTGTTGTTACTATGGATGAGGCTGCTAAGAAAAATCAAGCTGCCCTTGACCAAATGATTGCTGAGAAAGCTGCTAAGACTGTAAACAACAAAACTAAGTCTTTCGGTGATGCTTTCTCTGAGCAAATGGCTGAAGCATTTGATGCTAAGCAAGCTGAAATCAAAGAGTTCCAAAAGAACAAGAATGCAAAGTTGACTATTGACCTTAAGGCAGTAGGAACAATGACTTTGGGTAACAACTTAAGTGGTGATGGTGTTGCTACTTACAATCAGCGTCAAGGATTGGTGCCTGCTCAGAAAATCAATATGAGAGACCTTATCCCAACTGCTGTAAGCCCAACCGGTCTTTATGTAACTTACCGTGAAACAGGAACAGAAGGTTCTATCGGAATCCAAACTGAAGGAAGTGCTAAGTCTCAAATTGACTATGACCTTACTGAAGTAAAAGTAGTTTCTGACTACATTGCTGGATTTGCTCGTTTCTCTAAGCAAATGATGTTCCAACTTCCTTTCTTACAGAACACTTTGCAGCGTATGTTGCTCCGTGACTTCTACAAGAAAGAGAATAGCACATTCTTCTCTGCTGTTAGCTCTGCTGCAACAGGTAGTACAACTACTTCTGCTTCTGTAGATGCTGAGCAGTTGGTAGACTGGATTGCCAACCAATTGGATGCTAACTTTGAGGCTTCTTTTGCCTTAGTAAGCTATGCACAATGGGCTGACTTATTAAAGACTAAACCTACAGACTACTCTGTACCTGGTGGATTCGTAATTGATGCTAATGGTAATGTTCGTATCGCAGGTGTACCTGTAATCGGTGCATCTTGGGTTACTAATGACAAAGCCTTAATCATTGATGCTAACTACCTTGAGCGTGTAGAAACTGAAGGTCTCCGTGTTGAGTTCTCTTATGAGGATAGCGACAACTTCCAAAAGAACTTGGTAACTGCTCGTGTTGAGTGTTTTGAGGACATCAACATTATGAGAACAGATGCCATTATCTACGGATCATTCTAATTGCTGTGGTTGATGTGGTGATAGGGGTCGGGTTTCGGCCCACCCCTTTTTTTAAATAAATCTTATGTTGTATAACTTACTGATAGATTGGCAGGTAGTGGATGAGGGTTCAGCCTCAAATGAATCATTTGGGATTACCTCTGAATTTTTTGATACTACTGATGGTTCTAATACTGAAACAATTAGTCAATTGATAGGTTGTACTATTAAGGGATTGTGGAGAGAGTCAGATCCTTATGAAAGGGTGTCAAGTAGTCCGGTAGGCAAAGAATATACATTTGATGCGGCTACAGGTCTTTTGACCTTTGATCCTGACTTAGATTTTAATCCTGGTGAAAAGCTCTTTATTGTATATGTAAACACAACTACTACAATTGTAGCAGATGTGGTGACAGTTGCAGAAATGAAGAACTACTTAAGATTAGAAGGTTTTATTGATAATTCAGAGTCTATAAGCTCAGAATTTAATGATGATGACACCTTAATTGCAGAATTAATAGTATCAGCCAGACAACGATTGGAGGAGTACACAGGAGAGAGTTTTGTTCCTAAAACTATGGAGATTGAATTTACAAACCTTGCAGGAAACTTTGAGATTCCTTTTGGTCCTGTAAATACAATATTATATTTGAGGGATAGTGAAGGTGACTCAATTAGCACAGATGACTTTAGTATTTCTTTTAATGGTAGGGTATTAAAGACTCCTAAATATGAAGAAATGACTATGCAATATGAGTGTGGATATGCTGTACTACCAAAAGGCTTAAAAGAAGCTGTAATGAAAGAGGTGGCTTATCGTTACATTAACAGAGGTGATGAAAATGTAGATGGTTTAAGTAAAGAGGCTATGGTATTAGCTGCTAAGTACAAGACTGCAAATTGGTTAGGATGATAGGCACTACAAAACCCATAAAGTTGTTAAAATACACCACTACAATAGATGCTAATGGTGATGCAACTGAAACTGTGGCCACTACCTACAAAATGTGGGCAGAGGTTACAGATGGCGGTGGTGGTAGGAATCAGGATGCAGGTAGAACTGAGAATAGTGATACTAAGACATTTAGAATCAACTTTAGAGATTACAATATCACACCTGATTACAAGATTGAATACTTTGGGCAGACTTATGCTATAAGTAGTGCTTCAAGGGTAAATGAGCAACGATTTAATTGGGAAATAACAGCCTTTTCAATATTTGAGCTTGATTAAACTTGCAGTCATAGGAGTTGATAGTCTGAGTAATAGACTTGCTGGTGTAAGCCGAGAGCTTAGACAAGAAGTACAATCAGAAGTCCGTACTGCTGCTATGGAGTATGTAGCATTAGCTAAAAGAGATGCTGCAGATCAGGGAGGTAATAGAGGCACACTTGTAAGGTCTATATCTTATAAACAAGAGACACCTTATAGCTATATAATTAGTGCTAATACATTCTATGCTCCTTATGTAGAATTTGGAACAAAAAGTAAGTTTAAGCCATACCCTGGGACTGAGGAGTTTGCAGCACAATATAGAGGTTTACCCAAAAGAGGTGATTGGATAGATATGTTGATGAGTATCTATAAATGGGTACAGAGAAAAGGAATAGGTGCAACATATAGTGTAAAGACAAGAAAAAAGCAAAGACAAACTAAAGACCAAAAGTTGCAGATTGCCTTTGCAATCACTATGAGTATTCTTAGGAATGGTATTGAAGCAAAGCCATTCTTTTATAAGCAAATACCAATAGTAAGAGAAAGTTTAAATAAAAGAATTAAAAATTTATTAGGTGGCCTTTAAGACTGCTCCATACGAAATTAAAACAGCTTGGTGGAATGCACTAAGTGGTGTTATTAGTGTGCCTGTCTATAAAGATGCAGTTCCATTACAAGCTAATGGCAACTATGTCTTAATAAGGTCAGAAGGTTCAAATCAAACAGAACTAAACAATTCAGCATTTTTTCAGTCTGTTGTCATAGTATGCGAGGTATATACAAAGTTTGCAACTACAGGACAAAGTAAGACTGCTTATGATATAGCCCAAGAAATTTATGATGAGATTATTTTAAGTCCTAACTCTTATGGCATAACTTTAACTAATTTCCAAATCACACAAATCACAGTACAATCTGAAAATGAGCTATATGAAGATGATGGCTCAGAAAAAGTATTCAGATTGATAATTAGATATGAGCATTTTATTAATCAAAATTAAATAAACAAAAATGGCAGATCCTACAACTTTGAGTGGAAGTGTTATGTACATTGAGTATTCAGACACTCCATCAAGTGCAAAAAAGGCGGCAGTTTGTCAATCAGAGGGGTCCTTTGATGGCAGCCGCAATGTGGTTAGTGATGAAACTAACTGTGGAACTTTAAAAGTTCTTGGTCCTCAAAACAACCGATTCACATTGAATGCAGTTGTTGACACAGCTCCTGATGCTGGCGAGGCTTCTTACAATGATTATCAGACTCTTTATGCTAATAACACTAAGAAGTATTGGCATTTAACTGATTCAGCAGAAACTGTATATCACGGTGGATATGGCTGGATTTCATCTCTTGGTCAGCAGAATGTTAGCGGTCAGACTGCTAAGTTCACTATGACTATTGAGATTGAGGGTGACATTGATACTGAACCTGCAAGCTAATCACTATGAAACAAATCACACACAGCATAGGAGGTCAAGACAGAATATTGGATGTCGGTAAGATGTGGTTCACTAAGTTTTTTGGTGAGTCCACATCTTCTGATCCATTGTTTATGACCGACCTATTAAGTAAACCTGACAAGCAATTTGACTTTATTTGTGGCCTTGTTTATGCTGGTATAAACTGCCACTTCAAGGTAATTAATGAGCCTAACTTAGTAACCTTAGAAAAGGTGCAAGAATGGGTAGGATTAATGGACCAAAATGATGCAGCCACATTGATAAGTAAATTTGCTGAGGTTAATCAATCACAAGAGCAGGGGGAAAAGTAAGCCCAGGCAAAAGCCTGACCTGGGATGAAATGAGGTCGGAAGCATTTGGACAGATAGGCCTACTTCCGAATCAGTTTTATGACTTAGAGGCAGATGAGTATATACTCCTAAGAAAAGGGTATATTGAGAGGATAAAAAATGAGTCATACTTGCTAAGGTTCCAGACTGCCTTGATTTGTGAGGCATTTATTGGCAAAGGTAATGGGGCAAGATTTGTGATGGATAGTTGGCAGCTTGATGATAAGCACGAACTAAGTCAAGAACAAATAAAAGCCTTACTAAAAG